AGCCGTGACCACGTTTCCAGATTCAAGATCAATATCCTGTGTGCCGCCACCAGTTGCACCGATAGCATTTACTGATTCAGAGTAGTCCTTTATCTCTGGGCGTAGTAATACGTTATCCGCGAAAGATACGTCCGTGCCGCTGCGGGGGCTTATGGCATTAACTTTTACTTCGCTCATTTAGGATACCTCGCTGTCGGATCAGCCAAGTGCGCCTGATAATCTGGATCAGCCTCTATCTCAGCCCATGCGGTTTCTAACTCCGCTTGCGTTGGTTGCGGGTCAGAACCAGACCACTCGACGAACTCATGTGGTGGTGGGTTTTGAGTCAGCCGATATTGGTTGGCGTTAAGACCCAAATGATGTATGCAAAGATTTATGTCCATTTAAGCCTCCTTAAAGATTTCGACTATGGTGTATTGCTCAGTGTCGAAATTTGATGTGATTCCTAAGCCATAGGTTGCTTGAGTGGAACCACATTGATGCTCAATCCGAAACACTTTCGATCCAGCAATTGTTGTTCTAGCGGCCCCAGAGGATGTTGAACCACCCCAATAAGTATCATTTGCGTAAGCAGACAAACCTACACCAACTGTTGCTGTATCAGTCACGTTGTAAAGGCGTGATTTATGCGCTGTAACGAGCGCGGCAGGGGCGCTCCATTTAATTAAATACGTTCCAGCACCTAACGTAAATTCATCGCTTGAAATTGAAACGATCCCATCAGGGTCAGCGATTTCTGTTTGCAAGTCGCGTGTACGCCATGCGCCTGATGTGAATGTACCTCCCTGAGTATTCTGTGTTTTCTGATCTGCGATGATCGCGTAAGATGAGAAAAGTCCGAAACCAGAAGCAGTGCCAGAATTCGCTATGGTCGCTCCTGATGCTATTGCAAGTGTCGCGCCTGATGGGATCGTGGTGGTATCACCAGAATCAGAAATTTGGAGTGCGGTTCCGGTAGCAGGGCTTAGTTTGTTTGCGCGGACTTCACTGCTCATTTCGGATACCTCGCCTTGATTTCTTCCACATGGTCAAGCCATGTGCGACTGCCGATAACCGAATCGTGGTATTGCATATCCAGTTGCTCGCCTAGTGGTGCGTATGCAGTGGCGCGGTTACGGGCGTATTCTTGAGCGTCCCACGCTATTTGATATTCTGCATCTGCCGCCTCAATCTCGGCCTCAGATGGTTGTGGTGATGCGCTGTTCCATTCCTTTATAAACGCGCCTGATCCATGATCCTCTAGTCTGAAATCTACGTCTGGCGTAAACCCTAGTTGTATTAGTCCACTTGCTGTAATCATCTCAAACTCCCGCTAGCACAAAACCTTGAAAGAAACACCTGTCACCATCAAGGTCTTCAGAACTACCTGTATTTTGTACGACAAAGACCTCAACATAATCATCTGTTGATAAATCAAGGGCTATGCCAGTTGTTCTGGCGGGATTATGGTCGCTACCCCCCCACGATTGACCACCACCACCGCGATACATTCCAGAGCCGTTTAGGTACAGAAAAGTTTCCATCTGATTGCTTGTGCTGCTAAAACCGGAGAATGTAAATCCCCACCTAAACATATATTTCCCATCGGCAGGGGCGACAAACCTGTACAAAGAGTCATCATAGTTGTCGCCAACATCCCATTGCTCTGTAGCAAACGCTCCTTTCACCCAAGTGGCGTTAGCAATAGACTGATCTCCAGAAGGAATAGCCGAAAAAGATGGGGCATTATCTTCTCCAAACCCTGTAGCCGTACCACTGTTCGTTATCGTGCCGCCTGATGCTACCGTCAGCGTTTGACCTGATGGGATTGTGAACCCCGTCATGGTTGCGCTACTCACATCAAGAGTCGCGCCTGATGGAACGTCTACGGTATCGCCGTCCGCACCCAGCGTTAGCGTTGTCGAAGCGCCTTCCGGTTCTATCGTGTCTACGTTGAGTTTACTCATACAATCACCAGAGTTCCCGTGACTGTAACCGTGCCAGTAAACGTCACTGGGCCAGCAACAACCGCATTATCAGCAATCGTAAAGTCACCATCTATCGTTGCGGCATTCTCAAAGAACCCTTCTTTAGCGGGAGGGTTGTTTATATACAACGTGCCATTGCGTTCTTCAGCCATGATCCCCCCTACGCTGAGATAGCGTCAACGTATGAAACATACGCTGAAATAGAAGTTGCCGCCGATGCCTGCACCCTGAGTAAGTCTGTACTCTGGATGACAATCTTTGCTCCACCCTGTATCAGTTCAACTGAAGACTTGGGAGGGATAGATAAGTCATCCGCGATGTAGACAACAGATGCGGTAGTTCCCGCAGCCGCGACATCAATCCACACATCCACAGTAACAGCAGACGTTGTGATATTCGTTAATCGTATCCCAATCAAAGCGTCATCAGAGTCACTTGTCAGTAACGTATGCGCTGAGGTTGTGACTTGCGATTTGTATGCTTTTTCAAAATCCTGTGCCATTTTCTTACCCTATAGTGCGATTGCCATTGCAACAGCAAATCCGGGAGTGGCCGCTGTTACGGTTCCCCATGAAGTGTCAGTGCCATCGTTAGTTAAGTATTTACCTGTCTGCCCAGATACATTAGGGACAATCGCCGTAGTGGATGTTGAAGGAAATGAGTTCTTCAAAACCGTCTTAATCATCCTCAAGTGATCATCGCCCTGACTTACAGGGTCTGTAGTCGTAGGGTTCGTGTCAACGAATTGAGTTACCCATGCTGCTGTTTCTAATGCCATGTTGCCCCCTACGTAAGTTCAAAAACACCGCTACTACTTGGAGTAATAGTGAGTGTGTTGTTCTGGGTCAGGTTGAATTGGGAAGTGGTTAACTTAGAGTAGCATACTAGTTTTCCACCAGACTGGTAGATCACAGCATACTTAACGTTATCAACATCTCCACCAGTTGCAGTCCATATTACAGCGGTAGAATCAAACCGATACTTGTTAGTAGCGGCAGATGCCCAAGTTCTAGCACTAACTGACAAACCGCCAGTTGCATACCCATTGCCACTGGCAACCTCATTAGCAAGAGAGGCTTGGGTTGATAATGCTACATTAACAACATTAGCACTAGCCGCGCTTGTGTGAAGGGCCATGTAAAAATTAACGCCAGTGCCATCAAGGTCGAACTGGCCGTTTCCTAGGTACTCACGGAAACTATTGTAAAAACTCCATGCTGTAGCCGCCATTTAAGCCGCCTCCTTAAGTGATTCTGGATTCTTAATGATATGTGATATAAGTCCATCACCGTGAACAATGAGTTCGTAGTTAGAACCTGTAACGCCTACTAACTGTACAAACTCTTTCGCTTGGTGATAATGGGCTACAGTACACCTGAATTGTTTCCCACCTACAACTAAATCAATCTCTTCTTCTTTGTCATTCTCCGGTTGAGAGTAAGCATGATGGTCATCCATGATGCAACTATCGAACCCAAAAATTTCAAACTTGTGGAACCCTAATAATCTTAATAGATGTAAGGCTCTTAATGTTACTGTAGACCCTCCCATTATTGGGAAGAAGTCTTTGTACTCTTCACCATATTGATCTCTTAATAAATCAATATTCTCGTCTTGTGTATCACAATGCCACAACCAAGTATTGTTTTCTTTTAAAAGCTTAAATACTTCTGGATGACATTGAGATGCAATCAAATATTTACATGAATCAATTGTTGACTCTATAAATCTTTTATTAAACTCTCTACTATCTAGCATTATAAATGCAGATGGTCTAATTCCATGATCAATACAATACTTATAAGTCCCGTTTACAGTTACTATTGGAGTTCCTGACTCAGACTTTTCTTTCAGTAACGCGGTTGTATCTTTTAATGATGGTCCACCCGTTACTAAACATATTTCTTTTTCCCACTGTGTTTCATGTGGAAGGACCTGTTGTAACCCTAAAGAGATATTATGTTTTATATTATCTCTTATATCTCCTTTATCAGAATTTACCGCAACGAATATATCTGGGACTGGTGTTAAAATCTGTACAGAGGGGGGGTATCCTTTAAATCCATTCAAGATTTAAATTCCAACCTTAGTTCTAATCCATTCGCTGCGGTAGTGGATATAGTTGTAATGTCAAACCTGAGAACATCGGCAGTATCTATATCATCATTATCTGTATCAATTACAGCGGGGGTTGCCGCTGTGCTAGTGTCTACTTCTGAAGAGTCTATTGTCATCGGGGTTGTCAACATGTGCACCCCGTCAGTCTCATTATAAATTTTTATCGTAGTGGCTCCGGTAACTCCTGCTGTATAAACATGAGCGCCAACACTTGAAAGCACCAGGCCATTTAAGTCAGACGGGCAGGTTATTCTTGCAATACCATTTCCAACATAGGTGGGTAATGCATCCGCTATAACCTTTATAATAAGGGTTCTATTAAAAAATACAGAATCTTTAGCAAGAACCTTTTTATTTACCCCGGCCCCATTAGCAAATGCAATATAATCTGCATCCTTATTCATATTAGCCGTAGTTAGATTGTCAATAATCTCAAGTTTATTGTTTTTTAAACTTGTAAGATTACCATCCATCTCCCCGAAAGACAGGGGGCTTCCTTTTGTTTCTCTTAATATTAAAGTAGTAGCCATTAAAATTCTATCCTATATGTTGCTAATATTTCATTCTCTGAATAAGATAAACCGAACCCTTTTGACTTTATTCCTATCCTATAATTATCTTCATTTGCCTGTAGGGTTAGCGGTAGGCTGTATCTTGATACGGCGTAGAGGGTGGCTATCACGATTCCAGAAACGATTATCTCGCTTTCGTGCTTTTTGTGCCACCTCTCTTTCTTCCTCTGTCCACACTGAGACACATTCCTGCCGTTGCCGGTTCCTACTGCGCCCTCCGCACATAGACGATCTCCTAATGCTTTA